GATTTACAAATAATGCTTCTTCTGTGCTCGCATATCCAAGCGTTAGACGAGTCGACCCACTAACTCCAAATGATATTATTCTATCTACCACACCATCAACTGCACGATTAACAACGGTAAATATTGTACTATCTCCTTCGGGTAAGGTGTATAGCGCACTTGGCAAATCTAAATAATCACTATCATCAAAAACGGCTGCTTGCAATCCATTAATCTGATTGTCTGTTCTTGTTGGTCTAGCCGAAGCCGTACCTTGCACGCCTGTATCGTTACCATTGCCAGAGCGGTCTAGCATTTGAGTTATTGCAGTTCCATCAAGCGTTAAGTATGAATCGTCTGTTGTATCGTACCAAGCTTGTAGACCTGCAATATCAGTTGGAGTTTTAAAGCCTAGCCATTTGTTAGTTAGATAAGACTTTACTAAGTTTTGTTCGGCTGTGGATAGCAAGCGATTGTAAACGATAATCTCACCTATATCACCAATCAAGAATACAGCACTTCCAGTTTGAGAGCCGATAAAGCAGTTTGTAGCCGTAAAAGCAACACCATTTGTATCACTTACTTCTGTGCCGTCATTTATAGCTATTGTGGTTGTGTCTGTGCCGTTAAAAGAGCCAGTTAGAACTTGATAATCTGCACTCGCTCCTGACGCTTGTGCTCCTAAAGGGTCAAGATTACTATCTACTTGGAATACAACCTCCGTATCTGATGCAGCTCCCGCTTTTGTTTCATAAGCCATTTTATAACGAGCTGTTCCACCATTTGTCATAACAAAAAGTCTGCGTTGCGCCGTTGTGTCAGTAGCACGAGAAACTATAAATAATGTACTTTCATCACTTGGTATTGAGTAAACACCGCTCCCAACTTCCAAAGTGTCGTTACCATCGAAAAATATAGCATTTTTTCCATTAGCTGTGTTCAACCCTGTTGTCGGCTGTGCACTTCCTGTGCCTTGTGTTGCATTATTACCATTGCCAGACTTATCAGCCCATGCACTAACACTACCGCTAGAATCAGTTATTGTGGACGTGTCAGAGGCATCTAGCCAGAGAGTGTTGCCCTCTAATTGCGTTGGTTGAAAATCACTACTACCAAAGAAAAAAAACATTAGTCAATATTCCTAATTAAAGCTGTAAAAGTTTTTGCTGTTTCAGATGCGCCAGACGTTAATTTAATACATCTTAACCCTGCCGATATTGTAGGCTCAATATAAGTTTGTCTTGAATTAGTGTCGGTTGTAATTGAAAAGTCTGTGTTTTCTTTATTACATACAGTTACATAATCCCCCTCTAAATATGGGGCGTTTTGTATAGTTAAAGATGTTCCAGCCATAGATGCAGGGCGTATAATGGCAACTAAAGTGCCACCCTCCAAGTCTAAAGCCTCTGTTTGTGTTCCTGTTAAAGCTTCAAAATCCTTAACTACGATTTTACCAGTTTTAATATCTTGTGAATAACCCATTATTTTTTCCTCTTTTAAGCTTTATTCCCTTGGTATTCTGCTTTAATAACTATGTCGGTTTCCGCTGTTATACGTCTACGTTATTGTTAGTGATTCATTTTCTATTACTATGTTTGTTGTATCATCAACGTTTTTGTATTTCACCTCTAGTGTATCATCTTTTTCTATAAAAAGCGATAGTGTTATTACATACAACCCTGTCTTTGTTCCTGTTGGGTCTGGTGCAACTGTTACTTCATATTGCAATGTATTATTTAGGAAAACCCCCACCTGAACAACTTTACTACTTCCAGACGCCATTGATATATTACCATTAATATGTATCGTTTTAGTGTTTGGTTGTTTAGCTGCGCTAGTCACAATGCTGCCTGTTACAGTAAAACCCTCGTTTGAAGCTTCCGCTGTTGGCGATAATCCACTTGAGGTATATGCATCTGCGGTTGTAATTACAGTCGCTGTTGAATTGGTTGCTAGACGATAACCACCTATATACGCACTATTACGACTATTTGCATTGCCTGACAACGTGACATCAACATCGTCATACTGTTTACCAGTAGGGTCTATTAATCCACCACCGCCAGTTATATTAACTGGACAATTAGACACTTCAATGTCATCAATAATATTTAAACTATTGTCAAACTTAAAAGCATATTGACTTGTATTAAGCCTAACCTGAACGCCGTTAATATTAACTAAGCCAGTTAATCCTGTGAGTGTTATTGCTGTTAGCGAGGTAGTAAAGTTTACCTCGTTGCCAATACGACCACTAATCCATATAAAATCTGGCTCACTAGTTGTGTTGTTAAAAATCAAGCCAGCATTAAAGTTGGTGATATCAGGCGTTATAGCACCAAACGTTAATATATCAGTTACTGTGCCAAGCGTACCAAATAACGTGAGTAAACAACTATCCCATAATAGGGTAGATCGAACACCTACAGCACCAGTTATATTGAATAGTGTTGCGTTAGCATTGCCCGCTATAACTAAATCTTTAATTTCTAATCTTTGAGGGTTACCAGTAAACAACGTGTCACTTCCTGTATATACAAGAAAGTTCTTAAACTTGTGTGTTGTTCCAAACGCAACTATTCCACCCTCTGGAATAATAAAATTACATGTAAGAATAACTGTAGCATCTATAATATAACTTTTATCTTCGAGTGTTATCGAGCCATCTACACACTCTCCAAAATCGGATTCTTTTCGTACGATTACCACGCTATCGGGCAGTCTAGTTTCAACGTTACTGTAAATATAACTAAGTGCTGCGCCACTACCGCCTCCACCCTCTCGATAAGAAATAACTTCACGAACAAGATTTTTGCCATCCTCGCCTTTCTCACCTTTAATGGATGCTATAAATTCTTTTTCAGAACCTTTATTGCCTAAATTAAGCCACACTTCATAAGCGGATAAACCGTCCTGTCCGCCTATTCCGTTAAAACCTCTATCGCCCTTATCGCCCTTATCGCCCTTATCGCCTTTTATAGACTTGCCATCTCGTCCGTTTTTTCCATCCTTACCATCACGACCATCTTTGCCATTTACACCGCTCTTTCCATTCTGTGGCTTTTTCTGTGTAGCTATCTCGGCAAATACTTCCGACACAGTTATTTCTAACTCGTCAATACGCTTTAATAATTGCTCGCTTAGTTTATTGCTTGGCACTGTTCTTTCTCGCTATCGCTTCATTTATACGTTGTAAAAGTTCACTTCCAGCTCTCGGCTCGGTTGGTGTTTCCTGCTCTATAGGCTGCTCCATAACTGGTGGCAACTCCTCTTTCTCTACAACATCAGACTTATCAATCATGTTTTGCACCATATTTCTATCAAATAACAATTGCTCTTTTAAGCCTTTGTCAGTCGTTTCTAGTATCGCTTTTTCCGAAACTTTCAATAAGTTACCTAACACGCTTTTTGCTTGTGGTGATATTGCAAACTTACCTGCGCCATACAAACCAACTGTAGGAATAATAGTATACGGGCTTATTATACCCGCAGCACCCAATCCACCCAATGCAGCCAAACCTAATATTTCAGTCTTTAAAGGAATAGCTTTTGATACATTATTAGCTAGTCTGGCAATCGCATTGCTTCCTTCATCAGCTGCTTTGCCCGCAATATTATCCATTGCAGATAGTAAATTATGCTGCCTATTTAATGATTTTTTAATCGCAACGTTTTTAACATTTTTATCAAGATAGTCATGTGTTGTATTGCGTATCTCTCGCACAGCCGTAGAAAATGCGCTTTCACTCTTAGCATCAAACACTTTTGGCTTAAAGTCCTTTGCTAGAGCATCAAATTCTTTTCGTGCCTTTAATAATCCAGCAGGGGTGCTTGGGTGCTTTGCAACTATTTTATTATATTCTCCCGCCAATTTAGCAGCCATCTTCTCCGCATCACCAACCAAGAAAGGATTATCTTTTAATCTCTTTGACATATTAGATAACTCTTGTTGAAAATCGCTCGGGTCAAAAGTCTGTCCTAACTTTTCCAACGACTCCTCTAGCCCTTTCGATTGCTTACCCACAGCATCTTTAATAACGTTGTAATTCCCTTGTAAGGTGTTCTTTTTTGTTATCCCTTGCAGTTTATTAACCTCTTGGGCTATTTTTAATTCACGTGGAGAGGGGGTAACATCAGCACGCTTTAGTAAACCTTTTTCTATTGTGCGCCCCACCTGCTCTTTTCGCACAGCAGCGGTTTGTTTAGGTGCTATCAAATCTTTGACGAAATCCGCCTTTCTTGTGGCTTTTTGGTTTAAACTACTTTGCAATAACTTTTCCCCACTTTTGCCTATCGGGGTTTTGCCAGATGCTTTTGCTAAGTTTCCAGTTCCAAACGTGAATATATTTGTAAGTGATTTTATGTTTTGCGCCATATTCGGGTCACTTTTCTCTAATTCATTTAGAGCATTAGCACCTTGTGAATATTTCTCTGCAACGAATTCACCTGCGGGAGTGTCTGCAACCGCTCCAACTACTGTAGATAAAACCTCCTTCACACTATCTGGCGTATACTCTCCTATAACCTCACCTAAAGCATCAAAGCCACCACCAATAGTTATACCTATTCCTTGCATAGCTAATTCTGGTAAAGAAGTTTCTCCAGTTCCAATTCTTTGGATGGCTTGCAAATACTCCTGCCCTCGACCTTGCATATCTTCACTTATACGACTTGACAGCTCTGGTTGTGCGTCTACACCTTGCAGCGGTTGTTCTTGCGCTACACCCATAACAAAACCTTCTGGCATTGGCGGAACTACGCTATTATCAATAGGTAAATCACCTAATACAAACCCCGCTGGTAGTGGTGGTAGATTTTTTATATCGGTTGCCATGCGCCATTCCTTAATATTAATTTTTCACCTGTTGTTGGGTTGGTTATAACCACGCCATCATTTGGTGCTGCTTCCGCTTCCACTAAATTCAAATCCAAAGCCACATCCTCTGGTGATAAACCACTTTTCTCTGCAAGTTTTGTGTATTGCCTCACACGTTTATCTTGTTGATTCTGCGCTTTACTAAATAACTTATTCGCTCTATCTACAAAGTCCTTACGCATCCCATCAGACAATCTCTGCCCTTCCAAAACCTTATTAACTTGAGCTTGTATCCTTTCACCATATGCACCAGTTCTAGCTGCTTGTGCAAATTCGCTTTCTCGAACAACTGACGCTGGGTCTAATATCTTCATATAGTTAAAGATTAAGGCTAAATCACCCGCTGCACTTGGGTTTTCAGCAGAAGCTGCCACACGTCCAAATGCGTCACGCTGCTTAATAAACTCACCAGATAAGCCTGTAAACTCTTTTCTCAATTTTTGCGTGGTATCAAATACATCTTTCGGGTCTAAGCCACCACCTTTTAACTTTTGGTTAAACTCTTTTACTGTTTGGTTGAATTTATCTTGCTCCAACTTGAACTGCTCACCCTCACGCTCTCGCTTTACTGTTCTAGCCTGCCTTTCTTGCTCCGCTTGCTCTGGTGTTATAAACCCTGCCACTTCATCAGCTTTTAATTTAGCTAAGTCCGTCATAGGCGTTGCTGCCTCTTGCATCAAAGGTGATTGTTTAGCAATAATATTTAACGCTTCCTTATTGCCCTGCCCTGCTAAATTAGCTAATTGTGCTAGTTGAGCTTGTTTTATTTCTTCTGCACTAGATGGCTCTGCACCACCTGCACGAGCAAATTGTGGGATTGTTTGTCCTGCAAGGATATTAGCTAACTGTGCTTGTTGGTCTAATTGCTTTTGCTCGTTGATTCGACGCATCTCTGAGGCACCTATCGACGTTAACGCTTCAAATCCCCTGCCTAATCCACCTACTAATTTTTGAATATCAACCATATTATTTGCCCCCTGTACCGCCACTACCACCACCGCCGAACACATCAGACCACGCACTAGTTAAATTGTTTAATATTGGGTTTGTTGCCCCTCTCGAAGTGCTTACTCCTCCACCGCCAGTAGGGAAGCCCTGCGCTAATTGTGCCAAGAAATTCACAGCATTTAACGGAGCTTGTGTAGTTGCTGTGTTAATACCACGCTGTATCTCTCCCAAATCAAATAAATTAGTTGCTACGTCTTGACTTCTGGCTATGTCTGCCAACGTTCTATCAGCAGCAGATTGAAAGCCTGCACTTCTTAATTGCCCTGATGTTTGCGCTATATTCTCACCAAGATTCTTTATAGCTTCACTTTCTAATAACGCTTGTCTTGTGCCACCAAAGCCCCCAGCCTCTGTTGCACCTGTCTTTATATCAGACAAAGCACCTTGAGTACCAACCTGTAAATCACGAATAGCATTTTGAACAACTTGCTCCTCATACGGGTCACTAAATGTACTAATCCCTTGCTGAAATTGTGATGCACTTGTTGGAGTTAGTCCACTTGTTAATGTTGCTAATGCTGCTTGCTGCTCACTTGTAATTGGAGCAGGTGCAAATAGGCTAGTATCTAGAGAAAGCTCCTCACCACGTGCTAATGAATCTAAAAAAGCTTGTTGCGCCTCTTTTGGTAGTGTAGCAAAGCCAGTCGGGGTGGTTGTGTTCGACTTTGAACGCTCCCCTTTAAAAAAACTGCTTAAAAATCCCATAACTTCCTCGTTTTTTCTTTATTATATCACACTTACCAACTAGTATCTAGCGTTCTTCTATCCCATTTAAGAGTGCCAGATATATTTAGTAATTTATATTCATATGTTGCATCATTTACTATATCGCCCTCAACATCAGCAGCCAATACATCAGTTGCAGAACTTGGAGCTGCGCGGCTTGTAAATCGACCACGCCCAAGCACAAAGCGACTATTTAGATTAGTAAAGTCTGAAATATCCTCTTGCTCTCGTAATCGAACAATCTCTGCAAGTATCTCTTGCACTTCTTCTAAACTCTCTAAAACTCCAATATCAGGGTATAAACTTGTTGTCATCGCTTACTACCTTGAGTTATCATTGCAGACCATAAACCAGCACGCCAATTTTGCCCCAACTCCTCACCACTAAACGTATATTGAACATAACGCCCTTGCGTCTTAAAGTCTATCATTTCAGTATCGGGGCTTACTGTCATTGTCTTAGTGTTATATTTGCTTGCGCTTTGTGGATAACGATAACTATCGGCTTGTAAAGTTATGTCACCACTTTGTATACTATCAGGAATTAAGCCATTTACAGAAACCTCATAATCCTCTCCACCAACAAGGTTAGTTTTTAAATTCCACGCCATCGCCACTCCATCCGCATCATTTCCTTTCTCTTGAAAGTATAAAGTAGATGTGGTTGTTGCGCTATCATACTCTGCCAAATAAGGAAACTCTTTTAAAGGCGTTGGATATTCCCCTGCCGACCTATCCATAGTGTCAAGCACCCAAGTGTTATCTTTAACATTTACCCTAACAACCCTATCTGGCTCATTTGACGCATTAGATGGAATATGAAACCAAACTTCGTTAAACTTTCTATTAAACCATGCAAAGATTTTACTCTTTTGACTTAGGTTAATATCTTCAAACACTTTCTTTTTTAATGTTGTTTCGTTAGTAGAATTAGAGCGCATTATCTGCACATTACCAGACTTATAAACATAAAAGTTATCTGTTCCCATCCAATAGCCTGCGCCATTATGCTCAACTCTTGCATTCTTTGCAATAATACCAGATTTATTATCAAGCAACTTTGTTTCCCATATAAAAGGGCGACCAATATATCTTGAAGTGTAAACTTGCGAATCTGTAAACTCTAAATTAATCCCTTTAACATTCAAATGCGATATAAATTCACTCGCGCCCTCAATGTCATCTTCACCCGCTTGGTTTGTTGCTGCTGCTGTCCATACTGTAGAATCTCCAACATCAGACCACTTTCTTCTATTACCAACGTTAGAATCACCAAGTGTTACAACAATATTATTACTAACATATAGATAATTAACCGCCGTTGGTGCATTAGATAAAGCAACTGGTGCTACATCTGTGTCACTATCCCAAGTATAAACGCCAGTTTGCCCCCCTGCTGTCATTACAACATTATTACCAAATCTATCAAACACCCAAGAACGAACAGGAATAACACCCGAAGAACTAACTAAAGCCGTGCCGTATAATCCCACGCCATAAAGCCCTGCGCCATATCCTTGCGCTGCCGTTGCGTCTGCCTGTCCATCAGCTATTTCACCTTGAACAGTTGTTGAGCCACCACCGCCACTAGAAACACTAGAAGTTGCCGTTGTATTAACTACAATATCATAAGCGTTTGTCGATATATTTCGGATAATATGCTCGATATTTATATCCGTGTCAGGAATCCCTGCAAATGTAGCAGCAGATTGCATTAATATCCGTGCACCCTCTGGGAAGCTATGCGCTGTTTGATTAACTGTAATAATAGGGGTTGCCTGCACCACACTAGCACCACCACCAGAACCACTAGAAGTTGCTGCTGTAGTTACTGTAAAAGTATAGCTGTCTGTGCTCTGCGTTCTTACAAAATGAGTTGTGTTTATCTGCCCTGCTGGCACGCCATTAACTGCTGTTGAACCCGACAATGTAATTGTATCGCCAACCCTTACTTTTGTGCCTGTGTCTGAAACTGTAACTGTAGTGCTACCATCAACTGTTGTAATAGGATTTGAGCTTAAAGTGCCATAATTTGAATCTAAACTATTAGCAATAGCCGTTGGCGCAGTTACTAAGGGCGTAACGTTGGTTAATTTACTGCCAATTAAGTAATAAAGATTACTATGCGTTCCAATTAAATATCTTTCGTTTCTACTTAAATTGTAAGAAAAGATAGCTCTTGCAGCCCCATTAACTGGCAAGTCATCATCTATGGTTATTGATTCCCAACCGCCAATCTTTTCAGGATACCCATCTACAAAGCGTATTTTATCAGCACTCACATAATGCGGGGTTGAAAACTCCGTAAAATCTGTGGCATATTGAACGCCCGCTTGTGATAATATTGGTATAATTGGCATTTATAAAACCCTTATAATTGCACCCATTGCTATACTTGGTTGTACGTTAGCACCAGTTGTTCCTGTCCATGCTGAGCCAGTATGAGTATGTGAACCACCCCCGCCATTAGTTGCCCCCGTTATTGTGTAAGTAACTCTTGGGGTCAAGCCCGATGCAACGCTTAGACCACCTGCCACTCTATTTGCATCGTTATAACTTTGACCCGATGCAGCTGTAGAACTATTCCAATAACTAGCATCTATGTTTAAGTCAGGCACTTGAGAGGCTGATAAAGTGGTAGAGCCAACGCTTCCATTTGTTCCTTGGTCGGTTTCGTTACCAACACCAGTATTATTTAAACTATCCGCATTCGTATCCGTTATTCTATCAGCACTTGAACCGCCTAAGTTATCCAAGCCAACAATAGAACGTCCTCTACAATCTGGCAGATTAAACGTTGTTGAACCATCACCCGCGCCAAAGCTTGTACTCACCAAACTAAATAACGCAGAATAAGTTGTTCGGCTTACCGCCTGTCCATAAGCAAGCAACCAACGTGAATTCGGTGCGCTTGTATCTGTGTAAGCTTGAACTGTGCCAATAGGTGTTAAAGCATCGAGAATAGTATCTACACTATCCCAATTGCTATTTAACTGCCCACCCCATAAATCTTCATCAATAGGGTCGTTTACTAATGGCTTATTAAAACTAAAATTACTGGTTAGATTTGGCATTTATCCAATGCTCCCATAATTGTTTTGTTACTCTGTCCGCACTATCTCGTGCATCTTTTGGCAATAATGCACGAGCCTTTGCAGTTTTTCTCGCAGCTTCAATTTCATCTGGATTAGGAAGATTAGCACCAGTTATAGTGCCTTTCATGCGCCCTGTGTCATCATCAAGACGTACATATTCCTGTAAGTCACGATTATAATACCACGTCCAATTCCGTCTGAACTCTTTGCATACAAGCTCTAACATTTCTATAGAACCGCATAGTTATAAACAGAAGTATCAGAAGCCGTACCTGCAATTGTAAAGCCTGTACCCGCTGTCTTTGTTTTTACGGCAGGAACAGCACCAACTGTGCCACCAACCGTTTTAAGCGTCACAACAATAACGCTATCTTCTGTAACTTCTGGAGCTACAACAGTAACAGCACTTGCGCCATTGCATGTAAATGTTCCAACTAAACGTCCAACTTGGTTTCTAATAGGGTGAGTCATTGCAATATCTCCTTTTTAATAATTGCGTCTGTAATAGTAATATCTTGAATCATCATACTCGGCTATATTCTCACCAACAATCTTGCCAGTTGCCGTTCTATTGTATGTTTCGTTTTCTATTGTCTTGTATTCTTCTTTAACTTTCATTGAATATGTTGCTTGCCTTGCATCTTCTGGCTTGTAATCCTCAATAAGGTCTAATAGCGTTTTATATTCAATCAATCTAGTTGCGTAATTTGTAAAGTCATTCTCGTCTGCGTCGTCAACTAAGTCTGCATAGCTTTTATAGTAATACAAATTTACTGTGTATGTATCATCAGCAAGTGGCGTTATCTCAAAAGCTCCATCACGATATGTATAATATCTCGGCAAACCATTACTAACATCATTTGCTATAGCGTCAAACTGACTAGCAGATATATGCTCTAATTCGTATCTATAATTATTCTTAAGCAACACCAAGCTATTAGGGTGTACTTGAAATTTAAAGTCAGTTGGGAGGCTCGAAAGCCCCCCGCTGCCCGCTGTTGTTGTTAATGCTGCCACGCTCTCTTGAAACCAAAAATATTTGTTCTCATAAAAGTCAATAGCAGCATTAACGGCTTGGTCTATCTGCGCACTATTCGGGCGGAGCAATTCACCGTCTGACAATTTAGCAGCAATTCTAGTGCGTAATTCAGATAGAGTAGCCATTTTTAGTACCTCTCGTAAGTAACACGAGCTTCTAATGTGATATCACCCGCTGTAGTGGTAGCACCACCGCCAGTAGTAATAGCAATCCATCCATCAGCTTCGGCAACAAAACCAAAACCGCCAGTTCCATCTGCACCAACATAAGCAGCAGCAGATTGAAAACCAGTATTAGATGTTATAAAAGCATCTGGGTCATTTGTGTAAGTTGTATTATCATCATACACATAACCCAACGTAAAGGTTACATCAGTTCCTGTGTCTAAATCAGCAGTCAATAAAGCTATACTGCCCATCTCAACACTTGCGCCCTTTTGAAAAGGAATCAAACCAACAACAGTTCCGCTTGCACTAGATGCAGCAATAGTTGCAGTAGCACGCACAGGGCGGGCAGGGATTCCTTGTCCACTAGGAGCATTTAAAAAAGCGTCTGCGCTATTAGAATAGCCATCAGCAAAAATATCAGGTGTAGTCATCGTATTATCTCCTTATTATGATGTGTGACTTGCGCCATAAGTTGAAATAACGATGCTATTAAGGTCTTCAGATTCAAATTGTTGTTTCTTAACACCATATAGCATACGACCTTCTGTCGCTTCCACATATTGGAAATCTCTATCTTCACGGAAGAATTGCAAAGGAACATTACCGCCCTTTGTATCATCACCAGTCAAAGCACCAGAGAACTTAGAAGAGAATAACAACGCATCTTTACCACATAGAACCGCACGTCTTACTGTAGAGATAGCAGAACTATCAGCAGAAGAAACTCCAGTTGCAACTCTATTTGAAGTATAGATATTCACGTTTTGATATTTTCCAATTGGTTTAGTGCCATAAGCGTCACCAGTCATAATTGGATTATCAGTTAAGTTACCGCCTTCCATAGCAGATAGATAGTTTGTGTACCACTGGATTGAGCCAGAAGTGTCACGGCGCAAATCTAAAGCTTGTTGGTGTGAAAGATAAATATCAAACTCATTACCATCAAGAGCTTCCGCAGTTGGATAAGTAGTTTGTAGTTTTTCTAAAGCAACATCAATCAAATCAAGCGTCATTTTATCAGCAGACGTGATAGATTGGTCGTTAGCAGCACCACCAGCACGGATAATTCTATTCGTAGATGGAGCAGCAATTGAGTTTAAACCTTGCACGAAAGTTCTAGCAGCACCAGAGTAAACTGTACCATCAACATCAATTGTAGTTGAATTTACGCCGCCTAGTTGGTTAAAGCAAGAAGCATCAAGGCGTGAACCATGAAAGTTTCTTAAAGCTTCTTCCGCTCTTTCTTGATATTTCACAAGAGTTCTAGCTTGTTGTACTGTAGATTTACCATAGTAAGCAACAGCATGACGGAATACGTTAAACACCATTGAGAAACCTTGTTGGTTAAGAGCTTCCTCATTACCTTCTAAAGTTCCACCTTCGCCAATACCTTCACCAGTAAGGCGACCAATTTGTTGGATTGTAATTTTATCCCCTGCTTCCGCACGGTCTAGTTCGTCGGCACGCATGATTGTTCCACGAGCTGCCATATGACCGAACTGATAACGCTTCATCATTTCAACGAAACGTAACTGGCTCGACCACAACTCAACATTCAATGCGTCACCTCTATTCATAGGAGTAACAGCCATTTGCATGTACCTTTTTTAAGTTATAAAATGTAAAATTATTGTCTTTTTGCTAGATACGTTTCATATTTTACAACCGTGAAAGTCGGCGAGTGCAATAAGATATACCTTATCTTAACACACTATTTTACTTCAATCAAGAGTATGCTTTAAGTCTTGCGATTCTCAACGCATCATGCGCTTTCTTCATATCACCTTTAGATTTAGCAAGTTTACCCACCTCACTAAAGTTTTTACTCATACGCTTCAATTGGTTTTCGCTAAATCCTATCTCACCATTTGCACTTGGCGCATCATTAAGACTAGCTGATTTACTCATATTATGCTTTAGCTTCTTATTATCACGCTTTGGAGTTGGGATGTTTTCCTTATAACCCATATTAATCGCTTTAGCTTTTATAGTCGTAAAGATATCGTCTGGTTGAAATCCTGCCTTAGCTAGAGATTCAACAAGTTTATACTCCTCAAACTTCACCTCTTGTTTGATTTGCTCGTCAGTAGCTGCTGGGTATTGTGCTTTTAATTGCCTTGTACGTTCATTTACATAATAAGCTTTTGCCTCATTATAAGACGCATCTTTTTTAGTATAATCGCTTTCTAGGTTTATGTAAGCTGCTTCCGCTTGGCTAGTGGCTGTTTGTTGAGTTATAGCATCAAACTTGCCAGTTAATTCCTCTATCTGCTTATCACGTTGTTTTAACTGATATGCAACCCATTCTTCTGGCTCTAAATCCTTATCTGGCTCTTGCTCAACTTGCGGGGCTTCTTCTTGCGGCTTTAACATAGCCTCTTGCATTCCTTGCAGCTTTGCCATCTCTCGGCGCATTTCTTCTATTGCAGCATCACGCTCTTTAAGCTCTTGGCGCATCTTCTGAAAAGCGTTCTTTGCTTTAGGATTCTTTTCTTGCTCCTCATCAAGCTCTAAATCATCCTCTTCTTCTTCTGGCTCATCAATGTCGTTTTCAGTCGGCTCTTCTTCAACCTCCTCAACAACTTCCTCTTGCACTTCTTCAATAGGCTCTTCAACATCACCTATTTCACTTTGCAAAGATTCCTCCTGCTCCGCTCGTGCTTGCTTTATCTTTTCCTTTAGTTCTAATTCTAAATCACTCATATTTTTTGCTCCTAATTAGTGATTAAACAGTAAATGAAATCTGATTTGTATTAGCATTAAGAAGTTGGTCATTCTCTATATCCAACTTTTGCGCCTCTTCAATTGTCTTAGTTGTGTCCGCTCTTGTCTTATCAGAATCAACAGCCAATTTAGCAATTTCGCTTTGTATCTTTTGAACTTCCGCTTGCTTCTTAATCAAGTCTTGTTGCAATGATTCAAGGTTTAACGCTTCAACTTGTTGCGCTAACTCTGCTTGTCTTAGTTGTTGCGCTTGTTGCTCGGGCGTTAATTGCGGGTCAAGCTGCTGTCTTACACGCTCTTTTGTTGTTTCTTTTATCGGCATATCATCAATCAATGCTGGATAAATGTTTTGCCCTGTCATCAATAAGTTTTGCGCTATTCCCAACATAAGTGTTAAATTCTCTCGCTTCTGTACTGGAGTTGTTGGCACTTCTTGCACATCAACATCATATTCAGCAAATAAAGCGTTATCATTCACCGCTTCCATTGCAGCAACGCCATTCTCACCAATAACACGAACCAACACACTAGGATTATTCTCAAAGATAACTCGCATATACGTCAACATTAAACGTGCAGATTCTTTTTGATATAACGTAATGCTATCAAAGTATGTAGCAAGCGTGGAAACAACCTGTTCTATTCTTTGCGCCTCTAATAATGCAGACACTTGTTTATTTTCTGAACTTCCTAAAAACTCTGGGTTAACACCAGTAACTTCAAACATACCCGCTTTTGCAGCAGCTAAAACATTCTCATAACCACTTGGCAACGCACTTTGCGCTTTTGGTTGTATCTTGCCACCAGACAATGCGCCATCATTAACACGGATAGCAGCATCAGTTGAAGCCCATTGTTGCTCAAACCTCTTAGGGTCATTAACAGCGTTAATCTCATACATAACACCACCTTTAGAATTGTTGGCAATTGTGTATAATATCTCTGTTAATGCTTTATTTGCATAGCGTGACGGCTCTCTTAACTGGTCAACCATTCCATGCCACACACCTCTTGTTTCATCATAGTCGCCAGTCTTAAACTTGATTGTGAAGCCGTTTTGGTCTTTAGATTTAAACGATTGAAATACTTTCTTACCAGATATAATAGCCGTATAATAAACTTGACGCTTATGCTTTACTTCCTCTGCTTCAATTCCGTATTCATCAAACAACGCATGTAACAAATTTCTTGTCTTAGTCGTCACAACTAGTTCTTCTGATGCAGGGTCAAATGAAAACAAATCTTCTAAAACATCATCGTCCTCATTTTCCATATCTATTTCATCACGCAACAATTCAAATGCTTCTGCTATCTCTTGCCTAACAAGCGGGTCTATATCTTCATATAATGGATTCTCAATGCGATAATATGTTTCATACTCCCACCATTGATAATAGAATACTTGAACCAAATCTTCATCAACTTCGTTTTCGGCGTACAATCTATCTCTTGTGCTTGTTGTAGACAACGGACTTTCAACAGCCTCAAAATCTTCTTCTTCTGCACTAAACAAATCAGCGGCATCTTCACGATTCATAACTTTACGGCGATAAACCCAACGGCTATCAAGTAAATTAGCAGCTCTAGCCTGCGGGTCATAACCAAACTCGTCAAACTTCAAAGAACACGCAGCAACTTCACCAAATGGATTTTTAATATAAGACACACTCTGGTCAACCGCCCCAATACCCGTGATAAGCATCTCTTTATCTTGGCGTGATTCCACTTGCTCAACATTTGCATTTGCTCGTATGTAATCTGAAAATGAATTAGTGCTAGTTGAATATTCTTTTTGTAATTGTGCTTCTGGGATTCTAGCTTGATAGTCGGGCTTTCTTCTTAGCTTAATCATAAAGCCTGTAATAGAGTTTATAAAAGGCTTAATGCGATTAAACACAACAATCTTTCTTTGTTTACCTGCTGATACCCCAACACTATAAGCCATCTCATCACCGCTATAAAACTGGTGGTTAAGCTCTCCTATTTGATATTGCAAGTCAAGCCCCGCTTCCGAAATGCTATGATGCTCTTTAAACTGCTTTAATAGGTCTGATTTATTTAACATTACCAACTCATAAAATCATCATTTGAATAGCTACTTTGTTTCGCTACTGTTTCACCGCCCGCTAAATACTCCACTTGCTCTTGTGGAAAATACGCCTCAACATCATAAATACGCGTCCACGCATCAATCATGTCGTCATTTTTACCAACAGGGAAAAGCATCAATTCATCTTCTATAAATTCACTTGACAAATCATGCACTTCACCTTTGTAGTTATTATATAGGATTTTATCAGCAATGTAAACACGGCTATTATCCCAATCAGGGATGGCTCTTCTTATCCTATCCTCTTTGCTTAATCTACCTTTTAACTCCTCTAATCCAAAGCGATAGTTAATTGCCTCTTGCGCTTTCTGTATGTAATACTTATCCGTCATCATTCCGTATTGCTCAACTCCAACTCTCGGAGGCTTACCGCCTTTGAAATTCCACTTCTTATGCAGCTTAATAAGCGCATTAACTCTTTCAGTAGGGTTTAGCTTGTCACGCACTAAATCAAGAATATAATAGTTTTGGTCTGGTGCTAGCCCCACAACAACCATTGCCGTGTAGTCTGCGTTCTCTTTCTTTGTGTTTGCTGGGTCGTAGAATATCCATATATTCATTTCTCGGCAACTAAAGCTCTCATGGTTTGGATTAAAGAATTGTATTCTATCCTTGCTAAACTCACCATTGCCAACTGGTGCAGGCTCTTGCATGTACTGTCCGTAGAAAACATATTTCTCTTTAGAACTTCCCTCGTCACGCTGCTTAACTAAGTCCTTAAAGTTTTCTTTGTACTCCCAATAAGATTTATCTTCGCCTGTTTCTTCATCCTTAATAATGGCAGGGATTTTAATATGCTTTACTGGCAAGTTTAATCCACCATTACGAATAAAGCCCGTTGGGTCATTCTCATGCAGTCTTTGCATAATCAAGAGAATAGGAGTTGCAGGGTTCGCTTTACGTGATTTAATCGTATTAACTAGAATGTCGTTTATTCTATTTCTATCTGCTGTTGACTCTGCCATTTCTGGGCTAAGGGGGTCATCGATAATTATACAATTATGTGCGAGTATTCCGTCAACAAAGAAGTTATTGTTTCCCTCAACTTGTATGTCATAGACTTTTGTCGGCTCTCTACTAACAACTTCATATCTGGAAATTTGTGTCGCTTTGATTTGTGTATTCTTACATGACAACTCGAACACATTGTTGCAAGATTGCTCGGACTGTTGTTGTGTTTGTTCTCGTCTATATGATGCACAACCAAACGAACCTCGCTCTCGCACGCTAAACACTGCCCATCCCTTAATTTTATTAAAGGCTTCAACTTCTGAAATAGCACTCGATAATCTTTGTGTATATTCTTGTAATTTGAATTGCCCTCTCCTCGCATATTCCTTGAGTGCGCTAAGTCTGCGCATGAGCGGGAACAATGCTGCGTTAAATAACTTATTGGCATAAACCCACTCGAACAAATAGGACAGCTTTTTTCTGATAAAGTTTTTAATCTTCCCGATTCTTTTGCATCCAAGTTGCTGCACTCCCTTGAACAGAATATTATCGTCTGATTTCTCTCTATTGATTTCCTCACATCGCTGCGGGCTCTTTTCTTTACCTTTGAACACCTCTTGCATTGAATCCAAATGCTTCCCTTGAAGCTGTTGAAGCTTTCCATAGATTGAGGATATTTCTTCGTAGGATTCTCCATTGAAGAACCTGTGGCAAGGCGTGCAGGTGATTTCTTTATCACCTGCGGTGAATCTAATAATCTCATGCTTGATACTCTCTTGAACAGCCACAACCCTTTTAGGCTCGACTGTATTAGTTAGATGATTATAAGATAATACTATATCACCTTTTTTAATTTCATCAATAACTTTCGTACCCTTAACCATGTTGACTTTTGAGCCTGCTACAAAACAACCTTGCCAGCCATCATTCATATGCCCTGCACGAAAGCCAGTCACCTGCCCACGCATTGACGTTGCATATACACCGCCTGCATTCCTTTCCGTGCCATCCTCGTCAAATATAACATTCCAACGCTTCTTTGATTTACTATCAGGTCTTATTTTAAGATTCCACAACTCTTGATACTCGTCACTTTCAACAATATCTTTCGCACCTAACGAGTTTTGTTCAGCTAACTGGTCTGAATATGATAAATGCAAGAACCTGCAACGTGGATTAATAGCAAGTGAACGAGCAATCCAATTAACTACTGCCATTTGAGTTTTAGAGCTTCCAGGCGAAACGTTAATAATAACAACATGCCCGTCATACACTCCCCGCTCAATCTCAAGCAATGTATCTGCAATAAGGCGGTGATGCCAGTTTGTTATAAACTTCATCCCTTCACGATGCTTAAAGAAATAACGAGTAAAAAACAACGGGTCTTCTTCACACGCTGCTTTTATTATCTGCCGTCTAATTTCTTCTTTTGTTGTCATGTTATGTTTTGCTTTTCTTTATTATGCTCATTCAAGATGTTTTGCAACTTAACTAACAAAGCCCCATGTTCTTTATCATCCTTAACTCTCTGTGATAAGCGAACACAATTTGCCATGTTCTTCGCAACAACTGCCAACGATTCACTCAACTTATCAAGCTCTTTAGTCGCTAGATTATATTCTTTTGAAAACTCCATGTTACACTTTTTCCTTAGATTTTGTGGTTTTTCTTGATTTTCTTGTGTTTTCCCCGTGAGCGAATAGCATTTATTTCCACCATCTGTGACAGTACAAGGACACAAGTGTCTAAAACTCCTCTTTCAAGTCCTTTGCTATCTCTTTGGCGATCTTGTCTATTTGAGTTTCTGGCACTTCATCAACTTGGCTTTCTAATGTTTTATTGTAAATTGTGCTAGTTTCGCTGTAATCATCACGGAAACGGCAAGATACAATCTTATTATACAACGCTGTGTTGAACTTTTTATCGTTGTCTGTGATAACGTTTTCACGCCCCATTTTCTCGTACCAAGACTGCGCTAAAGAAACGGCTGTCTGCATTGCGTCAAAGAATTTGCTATGCGTTTTCATCCAATTATAAACTGTTTGTTTACTAACTCCACATTCTGCGCCTATTTCTGCAATGGAATATCCTTTCTTCCCACATTCAATTGCTAGTTGACAATATTCTTCTTTATAGCTTGTTGGTTGTCCTGCGGTTATATTTGGCTTATCACTCATACTATTAACCTAAATTAGGGTTTGCATCTTGAAACTTCTTCATAGCTTCTTCTGGTGTATCACCACCTTTAGTTATGTAGATTCCTTTTGTAGGGCTAACGAACTTCTGCGCCATTTGTAGGATGGTTTTCTCACCTGCAGTTATGTTAATACATTCAGAACGTCTTGCAGCTCCTTTAAACACAACGCTATAGTTGTTAGGGCAGTTCTCTTGGAGGAAGTACTGAACACGTCCAGCAAAGATTATATCAAGCTTTCTGCTTAGTGATTCCCAGTTCGCTTCATGCGCTATCTTTCTTGCGTCTAGTTCATTATTAGCAAGGATTTGTTTATTTTCAACTGTAGGGTTTTTAATCTCTATTTCTTCTGGGCTAATGTCTATATTATCATCTTCTGCTGTAAATACTTTCTCGCTTACATCACCTTTAAGAAAGCCATCTAATCTCTTTTGTAAGTCTGCTTTAGTGCCTTGCCCGCCTAAACCTAAACGAGCGCATTCTTTTTGCAACTCGTTAAACTTCATATTCTCTATATCTGTCATGTTATTATGCTCCTTTATTTAAACAGTATTACAATTATAAGCTATAAAGCATAAAAAGGCAACTAAGTTGATGATTGCCCTCTCTACGCATTTATTTCTTGTATACAGTTGCTATAGTTTTATTAACTATCTTAAACACCATATCACCAATTGGAACAGATCTTGCTCCGTTGTTTAGTGCATATTCAACGTCTGGCGTATACATCTCGTCCCTTATAGCTTGCACATCAATATCATAATATCTCTCTAAGTATCTTAATACTGCGTGATCTGATATATTAGGGGATTTTTTCTTTGGTATCTTCTTTAAGTTTGCAACCACCCTGTTTTTATCTTTTATAGCCTTTGTTATCTTCTTAGCTTTTACTGCACGTTTTATTGTCTTCCTTGTTTTTTTAATGTGCCTCATTCTTCTCTCCATATATCATAGGTTTTGTTTATCTTATCAAGGTGTATCTGCCTAATAGCTATCTCACCACTCGCCCATCTTCTTACTGTTCTAGGGTTAAGCCCAGCCATCTTAGATAGTTGAGCTTTCCATGTTTCCCCGTAAAGGGCTTCGCATTTATCTATCCAGTTCATATCTATTGCATCACCTAAGAAGCCATAGCCTTGATATATAGTTTTAAGGTCTTTCAAGCCCTCTATGTCTAGAGTAGTAAGGTCTATAACCTCATAATCTTCACTATGTTCTTGATTCTCTTGTGTCATCTCTTGAAACATAGTTTTATATTTAGTTATTACTTGTGCTGTCATTATATACCTTTCTTTTGTAGATATTCGCTTGTAAGTTTTGCTAACTCATTAATTTGTTGTCTTAAACCCTCTATACTTGCGTGTTGAACACGACCATTAACTATAAGATAATCCATTAATGTTTCTTCTGGCTCTTGTTTATCTTCTACTATGCGGTAGTGTGTTATACACCCATATGTATCAACATCTTCCCAATCCCATTCGTCTGCTGTCATAACTTGATGATATCTTGAGCTTGTTAATGTTTCATCTAACAACTTAACCTCAACCATCACATCATCAGCAACTGGCTGTTTACCCGTAGTGTGTTCTATCCAACCGTCTTCGTCTGGTTGTTCTTGCCATAGGGATTGAAAACATGATTCACTAGATATATGCACAAAATCTTCTTCATCTTGCTCTGATATAAACTCTCTACCTTTTGATATATATTTTAACACACTTTTTCCGTAAGGGTGGATATTATACTCCTTCCCCACCTCTATTAAGTCACCATTCTTGCAGTAGTATTGGTTATCCTCTTGGAGTACTGATACTATATCTCTACCACTTTCACCTTTTTTTATAAAAAACCTTCCATTTTCTGTCCATACATTATACTTTCCGTGTATAGGATAAGTATGGTTGACCCAAATATTAATTATCTCATCTTCCTCACCATTCCTCAACTTAACCCTATCACCAACTTTAAAAGTGTGGTTGTCTATCGGTTCCCATTTTTTAGTCATTCTCATTAACCTCTTTTATTGTTAAAATGCCGCTCATTTGATCATATTTTAAACCCTTTCCTCTTACCTCATAAGTATAACAATCACTAACCATTCGCCAAAACTTTACTCTTACGCTCTCCGCTTGCTTAGCAGCTTTTGCAGCTTTTTTATAACCAAATAATCGTTTAGTATAAACATCTCTTAAGCTTATTAAAGAGGCATATTCATTAAAGATGTTCTGTAAATCTATAGCTATTTCTATCTCCTTAGTCATTGCTTTCCATCTCCTTTATAGCTTGTTCACATGCTTCTTTAGTGGGGTAAATGCGACATTGCTCGTGCCACAATGGGGCAAATATATACAAACCTAAATCATCAACGTTAACTCCCGTTCTATTATCACACACATCACTAATAACACCCCGATAACAAGTTCGGTCACCAGTTAGTTGCTTTTTATCATCTCTATTAGCTATAGGAACCCAAACCTCTTGCCCTATATCATACTTAGTTTCTATTTTCATTTCTTCCTCACTGGTATTGTTATTGGCACATCAAGCTTGCCTAGTGGGTAGTTAGTCATTAACGACCTCATTTAATTTTATTTTTATACAAGCTATCTCAATGTTTAGTGTGCCGTATATCATTTTAATGGCTTCTTTGTTGTCTAATTCAATTCCTTTTTTAACCTCAAATCCAACAACTTCACCCTCCAACCTATTTTGCTTACCATAACCTTTTGATATAGTTACTTGCCTACCTACAGTACAAGTACTTTCATTCCATCTACTGCCATATCTACGAAACTCTGTGTTTTTTCTTCCACTTTTAAACGCCTCATAGTATTCTGTTTTTAAAGGTATAAACAATGCTTTATCAGTCATTCTCTAACTCCTTATCTATACATTCATCACAAAGCTTGTAGTTGTTAATTCTAAAATTAACTTGCTTTTCTTCTTGGCACTTATCGCATTTATCTTTCGTGCTTTTTGGTGGTTGTGGCAATGGCATCCAATAGGTTGGTGCTTCTTTACTGTATTCTATGCCAATATAGTGCCATTCTTTTACATGTGGGTTATAACAAGTAATTCTCCATCGCACACCACCCTGCCATGTTAATATTATAGTTCCATCCTTAGGTGCTGTTTCTATAGGCTGCCATTTATCTTCACTCATAACTACCCCCAAAACTCACTAAATCCAAAGGCTATTATAGCACAAGCACCCAGAATATATAAGAAACTACTGATAAATATCTTAATTAACCTACGCCTTTCGCTTGCTCTAATTTGCTCAATAATTGCTTGTTTGCGCTCTTGTTTAAGCTGCTCTTGTTGTTCTATAATCGGAATACTTACCACCAAACCAGTAACTTCATCAAATTCAAAAAATTTACTCAATGCTAGATATGTCTTTTCTGACACTATACTGCTTTTATGATACATAACACCGTGTAATTGTGCGTATGTCATGCCACATTGTTTAGCTACATAATCAAAACTTAGTTTATATTTTAATCTTTCTGCTGTAATGCTTGGTTTATCTATTTTATATTTAGGCATAATCTATACTCCTTTTATTGTTGTGTAAACCTATAGTATCTAGCTTTTTCCTACCTGTCAACTACTTGTTTTAATAATATCCATCTTTTTGTAATTTAGCTATTAACTTCGTAGCGTGCTTTTCACATGAACGATATATTTTTACTATATCCTCTTGCGTTAAATCTGCGTCTGGGTCGTTAAAAGCTTGTTCAACTATATTGTTCGTGTCTTGTATAACCTCGATAACCCCACTTGGAAGCTCTGCAAGCTCATTATCATTTAAAGCTGCGCCCATATTAGCAATTGTTATAAAACACTTTCTTGTATCAAACTTATTATCCACGAAATGCTCAAACACATTACCAGCCTCTTTCTTTAGCCTCTTTACAACTTTTGTATCTAGACCACATAAGCTTTTTAAATCTTGCTCTAGGAGGCTCTTTGCCTTTTTAAATGAGTCGGTGTTTTTATATTTTCCCTCCCATTGCCTTATAACTTCCAGATATAACTCTGATATTAAACAATCCTCTACTGTTCTTTTTGCGTTTCTATATGTCATTTTTTACCTTTTGTTTTGTTTTCTCTTCTATCCAATACCCTATACCGGCTAACAAACCCTTTGCACAATCAAATTGCACATGGTCGGCATAGATAGCCCTCCTGTAAATTTCCACGTCATTTTTTCTTACTGTAAAAGCCCATGTTGTTTTTTCATCGTCATCATCTTCATTTGCAAATAAAGGGTGTATAGCTTCTTCTTCATAACCGTAATAAAAACTATATTCCCCAGCTGAAAAGCCTGCATAATCGCTAGCGCAATAAATATTTTCCTCTATCTTCGGGTTATATATTTTTACTTGCTGCCGTCTTTCATTCTCTTCTAATATAGCTTTGGTTTTCCTTATTTCTTTCTCTATTTTAGTTTGTGACGCTATTAATTGGTTTAGCTTGTCTTTTAATTCTTCTATCATCTAAAATACTCCTCTATTTGTTGTAATGCTGTTTAATCAATCAAGCCCAGTTTATCTTCAAGCTCGGTTATGTATTCGTTTTTCTTTTCAAGAACCATTGATAATTCCCTTAATTGCATTTTTAAGTTTCTCTTATCAACACTCAATGATGTCATAGTGTTTTGTAGTTCTTGTTCTGTTTTAGCTTCCATAATTATATCTCCTCAAAATGTGTTCCGTTTTTGTTAATAGTTAGTATTGGGTTGTTTTCATCTCCTAAAGGCACTCGCTCCGTATAACGAGAATATTGCAGTTTAAGCCACGCTGTATTACCAACTGGTATATCTTCATTGTCTAGTGGTCGCTTAATCATGTAAAGCTGGTCACATGCTCTAGCAAGACCGCCAGAGCCTAGCACTTTACCATCATAGTTTGCTTGTACTAGTAAGACGCACCAAATATCATGTCGCTTGCATATTCTGTGAACCCAGTTTGCTACATCTTCAAGATGCTCTGCTTTATTCTGCCCCCTTTTTACACCACCCACTAATTGGTAGTAATCCAAGATAAAACCCTCAATCTTACTTTGGTGAACATACTTCTCAACACTCGCTTGTAAGCTTTCAAAAGTTATTCCTGCTTGGTCTTCAAATATAATATTTTCTTGAATCTTTTTTGTTTCCTCTATTACTCGAGAAACTATAGAATCTCTTTGACTTCCTTTAGTATAAAAAGCTTTAGATGGCAAGTTTAACCTCTGTCCTAACTGGCGTTTTATTAACTCATCACTTCCCATTTCTGCGCAAATAAATAAATGTTTATGATTGTCACTTGCTAATTGATTTGAAATAGTTGTTGCCATTAAAGTCTTACCGCACTTTGGGGGAGCAAGAAACGCATATACTCTCTTTTTTTCAATTCCACCTCCCATCGCAACATCTAACATCGTCAAACCTGTTGTAGCTTGATATTGAGGTGTTTCTTTCATCATTTCTTCACATAATAGGTTTGCAGCCTCTTTAAAGGTTGACGCTGTTTTACTTTTACCTTTTGTTAATAAGTTAGTCATGTTTGCTAGTGTTGTAGATAATATTTCATCGATAGGAGCATCACTTGGCACGTCAATTAAAGCATCATTGCAGACTTTAGATACTTCTCTTCGCAAAAATAAATCCTGCAAGGTTGTTATGTTATGTTTAAAATTCATCACGCCAACATTGCTATATGCGTTAATAATATCAGCATAGTTATCATCTAATTTATTACCAAATTCGTCTTTTACATCATCAAAACGATGTCTTAATTGTACTGGTGAAATTGTTCCTTGCGACATAATCAATTCAACAGCAAGAGTATAGAATTTTCTATGCAATGCGGTTGTAAATAAATCTACATGCAACTTGTCTATATGTTTATAATAAATTTCTGGTTTACTCACCAATACGCTCAATAATTGTATTTCTGCTTTCTCATTTACTATTTCCATAACTCTAACTCCTGCTTTAATTCATCAAAAGATTTTGTGTATATTTCTTTCTTAGCAGGGCATTTCTTTTCTATATCTTGCCAAGCAAAAGAGTTTCTAAACGTGGCAACATAATCTTTCTTAGGTTTTGCACCAGCAGCCCAATTCTTAAAGTATTCCAATAAAGCAACTTCATCTATGTTTTTGTAATAACCATCTTTGCGTTTATTATCTAACCAAGATTGGATGTGAGATATAGACAAATCACCAAGAGAAACCCCCTCTTTATTTTCTTTATTACTTCCTTTATTTATTCCTTTATTATTATTCTTGTTTATAGTGGAGCCAGTCTGGTGCTTTGATGGTGCTTCATTGGAGCTTTCATTGGAGCTTTCATTGGAGCTTTCGTAGTTTTTAGGGTTCTGATACTTCCCGTAATTACTGATAGTAATCAACATCCCTCTGGTGCTTACGTTGGTTGTTATCATAGATGCTTTCTTAAGGGCTTTCATTGCCTTCTTCATCTGGTCTTTCGTATAACTCTCTTTTCTATACCCTACATACCACGCCAAACCATCCCTTATATCATCGAGCCGGACGAATAACTGCCCCCTTTCAATCGTGATTCCTGACGACTTTCCTTCTGTGTGATTAGCATTCATTAACAACCAATCCCATACTTCACGTACATAAGGAGGTTGTGACATTATCTGGCTTTCCATAATGCAGCGAGCTTTAATGTAATATCCTTTATATATCATACTTTGCCCCTTTCTTGCTATTACAAGTAGTGCATAATGTTTGCAGATTACTTTCTTTGTTGTCACCACCCTTTAAGACTGGTATTATGTGGTCGATAGATAAAGATTCACTAATTCCACACGACTTACACGCATAACCATCTCTTTGAAATATCTTTTCTCTTAGCTTTTTATTTGTTATTTTTGCGCTAGCTACCTTGCGACGTCGTTTATAAGTCTTTTCATTTTCATAATACTCTTTGCAAAATATAACTTTTCTTTTAAAGGAGAATTGCTCGTTTACATCTATAAGGTCGTCCAATTTATAATATTCTTTACCATCTATAAAAGATAACAAGAAGTTAATATCTTCTTTCGGGATATATACCCCGTAAGATGCAAAGGGGTCACTCCACCTTGCAAATAAAACCTTCTCATAACACATTAATGGCTCAATTGATTTACTGGCATTATACTCCACAAGAGAGTCAGTTAATACTCTATTAGGCACATCATAAGAGCCGGGTCTAACTATATTAAAATTATCTAAGAAATCTAAAACATCTGTAATGTTCATTTGATACCCTCCATTCAGGTTATTGCGTTTCACTTTTAAAAATCGGCGGGTGGAGTGAATGGAAACCACCCTTTTCATCGTTCGGAGCTACCGAAGACTAGCCTATTGTTATTAACGTAAGGTCTACGTTATCCCCACTTTATCACCAACGATTGACAATATCAAGAGAAAAGTTTATACTTCTCTATACAACTGACATGAGTTATGTGCATATATAACTTAAGTTGTTATAGCCTTGCGTACCTAGTGTATGTCCAAGTTCCTGAGTTCCTGTAATAGGCTCTCTGCTTAAACATGTATTCGAAGCCCTGCTATTAGTGGGGCTTTAGTTTTATGGTAGGTGATATATTGACAAGCAGTTAACCTCTAGCTATAATTACGTTTAGCACAACAGTAAATATTACTTGAACATTTTATAAGCCCAATAGCTATTAATAAATCTTGTAAAATTTATAACCCTGCATTTCTATGTGGGGTTATTTTTAGGAGTACTATGACAAATATTATCGATTTAAAAGAACGAGTTGCAGAAAAAGAACGTTTTGTTTGGATGTGCGATTGCGGTAATTGTAGCTTTATTATCTATAGTGACGGCTCTCTTGATTGTGCAGAGTGCGATGCTCCTCAAAATGAAGATGCTCATTATTATACTGTCAAAAGATAGACTAGAAAAGAGCGTGACGAACAATAAATCAGCTAAATAATTGTATATGCAATAAGTTTATATGATAAGCATAAAAAAAGAGGGTAACTAGACATTTCCTGCCTTAACCCTCTTATATAACAGGCTTAACCCGAAGGAAGCAAATAGGGCTAGCACAACGCTATAGAAAAACACACAACAACAGCGTGAACGCACCAGCCCAAACTAAGGAGTATCTTAGATTGTTATAGTATACCATCAAACTAGTTTATTTCAAGTTGTTTTCCACAAACTCATGAAACTCATCTATTGACTTAATCTGTATTGTATCAACTAAAGTATTATTAAACGCCTCTACAACGTCTTTTTGTTCTTTTGTGTATGTATTCTTGCCATATTTAAACTCTATCAACCACACCTTAGTTAAATGCTTTCTTGCGCCTATTATAGTAAGGTCAAAGACTCCCGCCTCATAACCATCTGCTTTGGCAGCCATCTTCTGTGGCATAGTTAGAGCTGCAAGGTCTGGAGGGCACGCCCAATATACAGCGTCCCACTTCTTTAATTGACGTAGCCTTATCATATTGCGTAGATATGCTATGCAAGGTCGTCTTACTTTCATTCTTTCATGTTGCTGTTTTCTTGCCATAACAACATTATACAAGTTTTTTTAATTAATTACAAACAAGTAGTTGACAAGTAGGAAATGGGGTGTTAGGATGGGAACACACAACAACAATATAGGAGTAGCAGATATGAATAACGTTACAGACATAACACCAAAATTAATTGAGAAGCAAAACAAGCAAGCAGCCAAAAGCTTTGTTGCTAAGATGGATTGTAAAGGTGAAGCTTATTATGAGCTTATGGCATTAATGGCGCAGTTGGAGAAAAAGCATGACTGAATTATATTATGACGACCCAGTAATAGCTGCATATATGATGCGTGAGTTTGGTGTTAATTATTACACTGCTGAGTATGGTAATGGTGAGGGCATGGATTTGATAGATGATTATGATAATTTATTAGATGAATATACAGCTTCTTATAATGATTTTCCTAATCTATTTGTCCACTCAGACAGCTTATATATATTTTATCCTCAAGTTGGTGATATGGTGATAGAGCGAGGTAGAATAAGGGCGCAAGATAGGATTGGCACAATAGATTATATAACAAAAGATGAGCAATGTATAGCGGTTGCTGATTATCATGACGATGAAGATTGTAAGGGCGTTCTTACGCATAACATTTTTCACAAAAAGGCTGAGATATTACAGCGCAACGGCGAACACTTCTTCATGCCAAAGGGGGGGGCAAGATGAAACTAACTAGAACAGAATCAACATTATTGGTAGTAACGTTTTGTGGTTTATTTTTATTAGCTATAGGAGTGAATTAGATGGCAAAAGAGGATTATTTCTGGACGCAAAAAAACGGAGTTAAATCTCATATTAAAGACTTGGAAACTAGCCATTTGCTTAATATTTGCAAGTTATTAGAAAAAAACAACTACACATACACTACAACTTTTTATATAGAAGATTATGGGTGTGATAAAATAGAGCATTGCTTGTATAACTTATATGAAAACATAAGGATTGAGTTGCGATTAAGAAAGCTAGAGGGGAGTTAGGTTATGGATGAATTTGATTATGACTATTTAGCTAATTTTTGGATGTTACAAGAAGAATTATATTTAAAGGAGCAAGAAAAAGATGACAAGCAATCTAGATCTGTGGAATAAAGTAAAAGACACAGACGAAAAAGCAAAAAAGCCTGTAACGTTTGGTAGAACTTTTACAGCTATAGACCCTTACTATCAGTTTATGCGAGCAACAGAGGAATTTGGTGTAGCAGGTGAGGGGTGGGGCTATAGTATAGTTGATACTAAGTTTCTAACTACAAACGATGTGACTGTTTTAATAAGACTTTGGATAAAAAACAAAGATACGTTTGTTGAGCAATGGGGGCAAGCAGGGCTTTATACAGATAATGCACAGACTAAAAAAGATGGCGATTGCATGAAAAAAGCCACAACAGATGGCATAACAAAGTGTTTGTCTATGTTTGGTTTTAGTGCTGATATATTTTTACATAAGTTTTGTGATAATAAATATACTAAAGAGAATTGCCCATTAGCAAAAGCGGAGACGTTGTATAAATCACTTGTTGCTGCATTAGATACCGTTGATAGCTTAGATAGATTAAAGCTTATGGAAAGTAACAATGTAATACAAGAGCGCAAAACAGAGCTGCAAGGCATGTCGGAAGTTTTGTATGATATCATCCTTAAACAAATAAAGAAAAAGGAGCTTAGTTTTGCAGAGCCTAACAACTAAAGATTCAACGAAATTAGAAATTAATAAATAAAACAACAGAGGAGTTAAAAATAAATGACTGAATTAATTAAACAAGAAGCATTAACTGCGGCAATATTTAGTGACGAAGGTAAAATAGAGTCTTTGGTGTTGGATGTAGAAAGTCGTGTATCTGATTATATATACGACGTAGATACAAAAGGCGGTCGTAAAGATATAGCATCATTTGCGTTAAAGATTGCTAAGTGTAAAACTGCAATCGATGGACTTGGCAAGGACTTAGTCGCTGATGCTAAGAAGGAAATTAAACTAATTGATAATAAAAGAAAATTTGCTCGTGATAAGCTGGATGCTCTTAAAGAGTCTTTTAGAAAGCCGCTAACAGACTTAGAAGATGCGGAAAAAGCCCGCGTGCAAAGTTTGAACGATGGTATAAATTCTATCAGGGAAGATGGTGAAAGGGTTGTGTTGGAGTGGATAAATTATTCCGTGCAAGAGCTTAATGACTTGTTAGTTAGCACCGAGCAGAAAGACGATGGTACATGGGAGGAGTTTAACGATGCGGCGGTTAAAGTGATTACTGAAGCAGTTAAAAACATTAATACAGCAATTACTAAGCGTTCTCAATATGACATTGAGCAAGAGCAACTTGCAGCCCTTAAAAGACAAGAGGAGGAAAAGGCTCAAAAAGAAAGGGATGAGAGAATTGCTAAAGAAGCAGTAGAGAAAGCTCTTAACCAACAGAAAATAGAGCCAGTAAAAGAAGAGGTGGTTACTACTGAGACTTTAAGTAAGGCTGATATTAATAATAGCGCAAAGGATGCCCTTATAAGTCATACTGGAATTAGTCAGCAAGCTGCAAAAGATATAATTATTGCAATTGCTCGTGGACAAATACCGCATGTGTCAATCAAATACTAAGCAACATTTAAAGAATTAATTAATGAACAGGAGAGTAAATGACTGATAAAATAAAACAAGATTTAAAAGCTGTAGCCGATGCTTTAATAGATTCTTATGAGCAAACAAGAAAAGCCGACCCAGAATGGCAATTATTATTTAAAAATGTGGATGGAGTTGATTTTAAATCACTTCTTAGGGAGGCTGCTCATAAAATGCAAACTATAGCATTGGATGTATATAGCCTTATTGAAGAACAGTTAACAAAAGAGGGGAAAGAAACTTCTAGAGAAATATTAGATGTAACATACGCATTGCCATTCCTAGAAAGAAGACTTGCAAAACATGCGTGTGATACGGAGTATTCTGCTTGCAGCGTTGATAAAGCCTTTTATATTCTAAATAAATATATTAATGAACAGGAGAGTAAATAATGGATTACAAACTAAAAGTACATAACCCAGAGGGTAGCGAGTACAAATATAGCGAGGTTGGCAATATTAGACCCAACAAGAGCGGTAATGATATGATTGGTATTATGGTGAGTAGAATAGAACCTGCTATCGAAAGAGCTAAACAAGAGGCTAAAGCTAAAGGCGTAGCACCAGAGAAAGTATGGCTTAACATAATGATGTTTGACCAACAATCACAAGGCAACTATCAAAAGCACAACCAAGAGAAGCAAGACGGGTATCAACCACAAGATGATATAGACTCAGATCAGATCCCGTTTTAAAGCTTTTGGAAATATAGAATTAATAATAAAAAAAAGGAAAACCTATGGATATAGACTCGATTTTAGATAAATTACCAACTGATGATAAGAAAGATATATTAATGTCTGAACAAATAACAGAAGTTTTTGCAGAAATGTGTAACACGCCAAATGTTACTACAAAGGCAAGTATTATGGCTGCGTCTAGTATTGTAGGTGTGGTTGTTGATGCTTTGAAAGAGGGTGCATCAAATTCTAGCGATGCAGATGCTAAAAGTTTTAACACAGCTCTATATCGTTTTAAACAAGCACTTAATTACCATTTGCAAGATATTGTGGCGGTGGATGAGTTAAGTAATTAACAATTAATAATAAAGGAAAAGCACTATGACATTTTACGGCGGATTATCAGCAGAACATTTAAAGCAATTTGTAGAACGCATCGAGCGTTTAGAGGAAGAGCGTAAAAACATATCTGATGATATAAAAGAGGTTTACAACGAGGCTAAGTCTAACGGCTTTGATAACAAGATATTACGTGAGGTTATTAAATTACGCAAGCTTGAAGCAACAGAGCGTGAAGAGTTAGAGCATTTGCTTGATACATACTTACGAGCTTTAGGAATGACACCAACATTAGATGATGGAGAGTAATATGAAAAAATTATTTTTTATCGCGGTCTTATTAAGTCTTACAACATCTTGCACAAGCGAGAGCGATGTTGAAAAGTATGCTAGAAAAGAACAATGGGATACTTACAAGATTGAGGGTTATTGCTTCTTGGGTTGTGGAAAAGACGATTTCTTTCAAACTTCTTTTACTGCAAAAAAGAATGGGGTTACATTTAAGGGCTGCACCTGTAGTGGTCTATGGACAAAAAATGCGACTATGAGGTTGGATTAATAAGATGATACCAGAGCTTCTATTAGAAAAGGCAAAGGCAAAAGGGAGTGACGCAGAATATCAAGCGTATGTGCGACGCTTCCCTAGCGTTTTAACTAACGATTATAAAGCTTGGGTAGATGGTGAGCCTGTATCTGAATACTCGCATGAACGTGATGTATCTGATGGTGCAGGGGTAGCTATCAAGCCAGATTATAGCGGTTTACCTTTAACGCACGAACAACATAGAAACTGCCACCAACATGGGCAGAGTTTTTATAACCCTCCAGAGTGGTGGTATAAGAAAAAAGTTGAAATGCTTACTAAGTGGATAAATGGGAGCAATCCTCCAGTATTGCCAGAAAAACGCACTAAGGAAACTTATGTTGTTGAATCTGCAAATCACTTAAACGCATTGCGTGAAATGCTAGAGCATTACTTTCAAAACCCTAAATCAAAGCCTGTGGAAGTTACTATATCAACGGGCAAGAAAAGAAGTAGTAGTCAGAACGCTGGGATGTGGGCTGCAATTTATGGCGACATACTAGACTTTTATGCTACACGTCCAGATGCACTAGCTAAAGATGTAGTTGAGTATGTATTGACGCACCAACCAAGTAATAACTTTATTCACGAGTTATTAAAGGGGCTTTGCAATGATGGTAAAAGCACAGCAAGCTTAAAAGTGCAAGAGCATTGCAATTACTTTGATAGGATAGCCCAACGCTTTATAGAAAAGCATGAGCATGAGGTTAAAATGCCAGTAAATAACAAAGGATATAACGAGTTTTATTAAGGAGTTAACATGAACAGAAAACAAATACTAGGCGCAAAGCTTAGAAAAGCAAGAGATGATAAAGGGTTAACAAGATACGCATTAGGTGCAAGGCTTGGCGTTACCTTTGAAGCTGTGAAGCATTGGGAGGATGGAACTAATATGCCTAACAAGCAAAGACGCTTAGAGGTGTTGAAAGTGCTAGGGATTAAAAGCAGAAAGTTCTTCGAGGGGGTGTAAGATGTATAAAACTTGCGCTTATGTAGAGTGTGATAACGTGTTTAGCTCAAATGGCAAAGGTCATAATAAAAAGTTTTGCTGCATAGAGTGTAAGGTAAAGCACAAATCGCAGTACAGCAAAGATTATGGCAGAAAGTTAAGGGATAATACATACACGCCGAAAACGATTGTAAGCTCTATTAAAAGAACAATCGTTAAACTAACAAACCCTAAACCTAAAGTATGTGGTGGTTGCGGTGAAACGTATTTAATGAAAGAGGCTCATGAGATATATTGTATACCATGCAACCAGAAACTTGATAAGATGAGAAAAACTAAGTACCAAAAAGGTGAGGATGATTCACACTTACACCCGCAGGATATAATATGACTTATCCCTTTGTGCTATTATACAACGACGGACACAAGCAAGAGATAACTCTAACGTGTGATAGTATAGAGGAAGCAAAGGAGCAACAACGCCTGATAATACAGGACTATAACAGGGATATGATGCGCTGTATAATATTATTTCCTGTTCGTGAAATAAGTAGTTGACAAGTAGTTTTTAAGCTGTTAATCTGTACTTACACACAACAAAACAGGAGTAAATAAAATGTTTATAACTTTCGTTAAAGGTCAGATATCACCAGCGTTAGCATACGATACAAAAGAGCAATTACTTAGTGCCTTAGAAGATGATTTGAAGTTTGAAGTATTATCACAGAAAGAGTTTACAGATTCAGTTATTCTTGACACAGAAGCTATTGATTATACTTATAGCCCTTGTCATGCAGATTACTATATTAATATAACTGACTATACAAGCAATGGTGAAGAGTTAAGCGTATATTCACATGATGAAATGGCAGGGCGTTCATTTGACAATGAGGAGTTCGTGGGGGTTTATAAAGATGGTGAATATGCTATCTTTGCAGGGAATAAGTTGGAGTTTAGCGAGTAATTTAATTTTTAATAATAATAAAAGGAAAAAACTATGAATATTAATGATTTAACAATTGGTGAAGCTAGAGAGTTGGCAAATTTATTTGGAAGCACTAGTAAACAAGAGTCTAGCTTGTATAGCCGATATATTGGCAAGTATGTAATAGCTAGAACTCGTAATGAAGGTATTAATGCGGGTAAAGTATTAGCATTAGATGAAACAGGTGTGATTTTAGAAGATGCAAGACGTTTGTATTATCATAAACCTGCTGATAAAAGCCTTAGTTGGTATGAAGGTGTGGCTATAGATGGATTATCATCTGATTCTAAAGTTGGTGCACCAGTAGAGAAAATATTAGCAGAAGATTATTCTTTAACTATATGCACTGATAAAGCCGAACAATCTATAAGAGGAGCGCAAACAAATGAGCAAAGTTAGAGATTTAGTTTTTAATAAAGGCTATGGCGATGGCTATGGCTATGGCTCTGGCTATGGCTATGGCTCTGGCTATGGCTATGGCGATGGCTATGGCTATGGCTCTGGCTATGGCTATGGCTATGGCTATGGCTATGGCTATGGCGATGGCTCTGGCTCTGGCTATGGCTCTGGCTATGGCGATGGCTCTGGCGATGGCTCTGGCTATGGCGATGGCTCTGGCTATGGCGATGGCTCTGGCGATGGCTCTGGCTATGGCTCTGGCTCTGGCTATGGCTATGGCGCTGGCTATGGCTATGGCTCTGGCTATGGCTATGGCTAGAAAAAAGGAGCGAGTAATGACTAGATTAATACGCCATATATTAAGATGGCAACCTAAACAAGAGAATGATGAAATTTATATAAGGAGTTGGGAGTGAATAATTCAGGAAATAATATTTTAGCAGTATTATGTAAGTTAGAGAGTGAAATTGCTTATGTACAAAAAAGGCTAGTTATTCGCAACTCTAGCGAGTCCGTTAAATCAGCACTTAATATGTGTGCTAAATATGCAGCGGAAGCAACTCTAGAAGCGGAAAAAAGAATAGAACAAACCGAATCCCGTTAAGGGCTAGGGGGTGCGGTGCTGAAAGTAGAAGCATAGATGCATTGTGCAGCATTGGCGAGGCTACATGACTTAGAAAAATGCACGAGATAGTTAAACCCTACAGCAGGATTAACGCCCTGCCACCCCCGATAATAAAGGATAAGATTATGACAATGAGTAGAGAGTATATTTTAAGGCTATGCGTTTTGGATTGTAATTATAAATTTCCAGAAGAGCTAAAAGCTAGTGGAGTTATGTTTTATCTTGGAGAGAGAATAACTCAAAAAGAATTTAAAAAACTAGCAAGGGAAATGAAATGACAGATAAACTAGAAACTATTAAAGAGGCTTTAAATGGTTATAATCGTGCTAAGCTTAATAATGATATTTCAAATTGGTTGCACATAAATACTGATTTATTTGTTGATTTGCTTAATAGCTATATAGAGGCTAGAGATAGTGAGGAGATGGTGGAAAGAGTGGCTAAGGCTATATATGATTTACAACCTGATTATAATTCTATTGGTGAAAAGAAAGAATGGCATCATATTGAAAACGACTCACCACTTAAAGAACATTACGTAGATGTTGCGAATACAGCAATTCAAGCTATGGAGGGCGGGGAATGATTCACGCACTACCATTAATAGCATACACAATAATAGTTTGGTTGTTCGGCTCGTTTGCAGCTTGGGATATTACTTGGTTTTTAGATATAGGTGAGTGGGCGGTATTCGAAAGGGTTGCATTGTTTTTTGCAGCTCTTATTGGTTGCGTTCCTTTTGTAGCTATACCATGTATAATTAAAGAGATGAAAGATGATTAGGCTATGCTTGATATTAACCCTACTAACAGGATGCGTTGCGAACATAGAAGCACCAAAGGTAAATCACGCTAAGAATAAAGAGGCGTGGGAGGTTGTTAAGGCTTTTCAACTATTACCACCTAAAAAGAAAGAATCATCACTAGAGGGGCTTAAAACCGCATATAACGACTGTTTACTTCCCTATGCTACTGATAAAGAGGTTTGGACGTATGAAGAATACTTTGCAACACCAAATGAATATTTTAGTAAAGGCAAGGGGGATTGTGAAGATTTTGCTATATGCGTGTTCTATAAGGCAAAAGAAATGGGGGCAAACGCTACACTAGTCTTTGGGGATAATGGACACCCAACTGAAAACCACGTTATAACAGAAGTTGTTATAGATGGTACGTTATACATAGCAGATAATACAAAGGGCAGAATTCTGAAAGCTAGCCAGTTTTATCCTATGAGCTTTACGCCAATACAGAGGTTAAGATAAATGCAGTTAGGGCGACTAGACCAAGTAGGACTAGCCCCCTATACATTACTGGAATTTTTAACCAGTATTTACGCATTATCTTTTGCTCGCTTTACATGCAGGTGTAGGATAAGCACAAACGTCACGCTCTTCATAAGCAGATGTTTTATTCAAACCCCAGAATGAAGTCTTAACAGTTGCTTTAGCACCAACGCAATATTTGTTATACTCACCAGTTACTTTGTAAGCTTCTTTAACTCTATCAGACTGGCAAAGAGTAGCTTTCACTAAGCTTTCATCTTTTGTCAATGCAGCAACTAATTTAGCATCTTCACGGATATTACAAGGCTCGCTGTTAGTAGTAAAACCAAGAGTAGCACCGAAGCTTGAACCTTGTCCACCACCAGAAACAGAACCCAAACAATCAGACGTAGCAATAACAGTTGGCGCATATGCTGTATTTACCACGTTTTCAGCTTCAACATAGTTATCACCACCAATAGAAATATCATTAGAGCTTGAAGCGTCTTGTTTTTGCTTGTTGCTTGTGCGTGAAGCGTCAACTTGTGCGTTTAGGTTAGCACTATTGCCCGAACCATATACACCAGATTTAGATTCACTATTACCGCTATTTTTAACACCAGACTTACTGCCAGAAATAGCACCAGAAAGCGCAGCAGCTCCTGCATTAGCATTGCCACCATTAGCAGTGGGATTGTTATTAGTTGAATTATCTGTATTGTAAGTGTTGCCAAAAGCAAATGCACTTGTTGACAAGATTGATAGTATAGCTGTTGTAGCTAGTAGTTTTTTCATGAGTAATACTCCATTAGATTAATAATGCAAGGAGTATACAACAAAGGGTTGAAATGTCAATCTAGCGGGATTTATCCTTGATTTTCTCAACTGTACGGCTAACGCCATACAAGCCTAACGCCCCAAGAAAAGCTGTTACTGACATATCTGCATACCATTCAGGAATTGCACGCTCGAACCACATAGCCACATTTAACGATGCTACATTTAACCCCGCTATCCAAACACAGAACGGACGGGCAGCAGCGACAAACCATATCTTACTATTAGCATTAAGCATATCTAAAGACTTTTGCCACAACGTTGGATTCTGATTTGTGCGCTCTAACACTTCTTGTTTAGTTAATCTTTCTTCGTCTGATGTAAACAATTTATCTAACGCATTACCAACTGCATTAACTGGTTCTGAAACTTCTTTGCCAAAACCTAACCATTTTGCTATCCCCATTACAGCCCCACCACTTCAATTGTAAACGAGTTCTTAACACCAATAATATCTCGTAACTTCTCTAGCGTATGACGGCTATTAGTTATCATCTTCTTGCCGTTATAATCAGCAATAGCACGACCTATTAAAATACAACCTCTTGTGTCTTCTTCAAAATTCCCTGCATGTATTAATATTTTGCTTCTATCTTGTACGTTTTGAAGCTCCCATACATTATGATACTTAGCAGAGCTATAAGGTTTACACTCATATTCACCTTCTGGGATACAAGAAACATTGCGTCTATTATCTAACCACGGATTCTCTAAAGTATAACAAATAACACCCTCACTATTAGATAGTACGCCTAACGTACAACCATGTTCTTCATTCATTCTTTGTAGTGTAATGTGCATTTATTTACCTTTATAATAAACCTTATCTATCAAGTGCTTTACATCACGCTCAACACCAACCATACGATTGTTTAATATATTTACCTGCTCTTGGTTTTTTTGAACAACCTGTGTTATGTTGTCCATAGACGTTATGTATATGTATGTTATCAACCCCCCTGCGATTCCACCGAAAAGTATAAACATTCCCATATAATAGCGAAACTCCTCTCTCACTACCTCTTGTATTGATTTTTCATCTTGCGTCACAATACCACCTCATTAAATAAACCTTGCTCTCGTGGCTCTGTAATGGCTGAAAAAGCAAATGTCACCAACAACAACACAGATATACCAAAAGCTATTTTAGACAAGTTCTTTGCTAATCTACTGCAATATGTAAGGTGCATAAAGTGCATAACATAAGCAGCGTATATAATACAAATAACTCTGAATATAAGATTATCTAACAAGACTGTTCCTGTGTCATTTAAACAGGTAACTTCCAAACGATTAGGGCAACCAACCAAAAGAAAAGGTATAGCATGCAGTAATATAATGATAATTAAGCCAGTTATTTTAAGCATTCTTGTAACTCTTTTTCTTTGGGGCTTTAGGTGTAGAGGTCTTTTTGTTACCTTTACCATACGCACGTTTTAAAATGCTACTAGCTTTACTGTTCTTTGTTTTCTTAGGCATATACTCACTCAATTATTGGTTTACTCTAAGTATATGATAAACAACGTCTTTTGTCTACAACCTAATATCTAACCCAACCAAAAAGCCTTACTGCTATAAAAGTTAAGATAGTTGTAGGCTTGTAGATAAACCATTTACTAATAATATTCTTACTTTTTATGGCATCGTTCATATACTTATAAAGCACTATATCGCATTGGAGCCTAGATAACTCACGCTTCTCGTATAGCTTATCGTGCATAGCGCAGGCGTTGCTAAAGTTCTTCTCAAACCATTTACGCAAGTTAAACATCTCTGGTATGCTGCAATATCTACGCATCTTCTAACTCTGGTAAATCAACACTATCAACTGGTGTAAGTGTAACACCTACCATCATCTGCTCGCCTGTAAAGCCGTTGTAGCCTTTTGTAGGAGCTTCACAATAAAACTCTCCATCATTAGCTGTTGGCTTTGCACTATCCCAACAAATAGCTGCCTCACTAGGGAAGCCACAATTGGAGTTAATAGTTGCTAAAGCTGTGTTAATTTGCTCTTCTGTTCCTATGTAGTATTTCATTATGCTAAACCTATGTTGTATTTGTTAGATAAGTACGTGTTAATGTTATCTATTTCAGTAGATGTTAATGCTCTGTTGAAGATTAAAAGCTCTGCAAAAATTCCGTTAAGGAAATTTGAATCCGCCGCTGGGTTTACCCCTATTCTACCCTGATTTACACCTGTGCCATTTACTGCATTTGAATCGGTAGTGGCAGCACCGCCATTGACTGAAATACTTTGTGTAGTTCCGCTTCTAAATCCAGTTATAATATTATCAACTCCAGTGTCAGCATCAGCTCTAACTTCCGTAAATGATGTATTATTTACAAATAATGCTTCTTCTGTGCTCGCATATCCAAGCGTTAGACGAGTCGACCCACTAACTCCAAATGATATTATTCTATCTACCACACCATCAACTGCACGATTAACAACGGTAAATATCC